TGTAGACGTAGACGATGACGTTGATCACTTCGCCGGCCGATAGCGGCGCAATCTGCGTCTGCGTCTGGTCAGGCTCTACCTTGGCCGTCTGCCAACTCAGCTCGTGCGCGCGCTTCCATACGACCTCGATCCAGCCGCGCTCGAGCACCGCTGCCGCAGTGATTGCCGGCCACGACAGCACGCCGTACGGGATGATCGAGCCGTCAGAAAGTTGCGTGTACGTCTGCGCCGACGTCGTGAACGTGAGGCTCTGGATGCGCGCCACATAATTCGGGTCCGGCAAACTGGTGTTTGGTGCCGGGTCCGGATTGGTCGCTTCGTCGTAATCCCAATCGTAGATATCGGCCGTCGTCTCGACGAGCGTCATCTTGACGACTCCCGTCGGGCTCATCTCGCGCTCGCCGACCACGAATTCCTTGCTCACCCAACCGTACCGCGCGATCGACACTTCGACCGCATCGCCCGGCTGCAGGGCGATCGTGCGCAGCTTCCAGTTTGCCGAGAACCGCAGTGACTGTCGATGCTCGAACAGCATGAGCTTGGCCAGTCGCTGCGCGCGCATCGCGTCCTGCGTGAGCGCCAACGTGACGTCTGCGGCGATGCTTTGCCCACGATCTTCGGTCGCAAACGTCGCCGACAGGTACGGCGGGTAACTCGTGGTCTGGTAGAGCTTCTGTGGGTCAGGGAACGTGCCGCGAACGCCGTTGAACAGGTCGCTGCGCCGAACGACCGGGATGATCTGAATTCCGCCATCAGCGAGATCTGTCTCGTCGAGCGCGGCTACCGGCGCAGAGTACACGCCGCAGCGCAGCCGCCACTGCCCGCCCGAGTAGATCGCCTTGCCGCCCATCGCGCCAACGAGCAATTTCAGATTCTCGCGCCGATTGGCGTCCGTGCTCAGAACGCCATCGACGGTGTAGCGAGCCTGATTCAGTCGCGCCGTGCCATTGGCGCTGATGGGTAACAGAGCTCCGCCCTGCGTGGCCGACAGCGTGTAGTGCCCCTCCTCTGGCGTCCACGCCACGACAGACCTGATGTAGTACGTCGTGCCGGACGTCAGCGCGCCGCCGGTGACCCCGTGAAACGACACCGCCTGATCAACTGTCAGCCGAGGTCCGCGAATGCGCACCGAGTCGTCGCCGTCCACGATATCGACCGACCACGACGGCACGCGCTCATCGCAGGCCGTCTGTGCGGCTTGCACGTTCGCTGCGCTGAATCGATCGACAGGAATGCCAAACCCGGCCGCACTGCGCAGATAGTCGATTGTGCAAAGCGCCGCGTTGTTGCTCCACGCAGTGACGCCCGACACCCAGTCGTACACCTTCTTCCCGCGCACGATTGCGGTGATGTTCGGAATGCCAATCGTGCCGAACACATCGTTGTCGTACTTGAGCGTGACGTGCAGCCGAGCGATGCCCTTGCCCAGGTGCGCCGACGTCCATTCGCCACCCGACACCGACTCCAGGTCGGTATCGCGCTCGCCGGCAGCGATGCCCAGATACTTCTTGACCCGCACCAGCTCGGCCCCCGCCGAACGCATGTACGTGACGACAAGCGTGCGCCCCGCCTGATTGGTCAGCCACGTAATCGTCGAGCCCGACAGGCTGTAATCGAGCCCTTCCGTCAGATACGTGTAGCTTGGGCCACCTTCGTTCTCCCACGTCGGGACAGAATCCGCTACCGACAGGATGCGTTCGGCCGGGCGCTGCAAGCTGGATGTTGCGCTTACGGCCCCGCCTGGCACGGACTCCGCTTCGGATCGCGACGACGACCGATAGTACTTGCCGCCGGTCACGTACCCGTCGATGGAAAGCGGCCCGATCGATTCGTCGTTGAACCAAACGTCCTCGATCGCATCGACTTCGTGCGCCGCCAGCGGCAGCACCAGCGTCACGTACTCGCGCAACGGGCCGTGATTCACGATGTAAGCGATCGTGTCCGCAGCGACACGCGTGCGCCCGTATACGATCCTCGATGCCGCCGCGCTCGATCGCGTCGTGACCAGTCTGTCAGTGATCGACGCTCGTGCAGCGTCACGTTGACGGCGTGCCTGCTTCTGCCCGTCGTACATCGAGTACGCCGCATACGCATATGCCGCGTAAGTGAACGCCGCGCTGACGCCCGCCGCCGTCGCGCCGACAAACCCGGCGTTCACCAGCGCAATAGCGATTGTCTCTGCCATCAGACGCTCCAGGCAGCGATCATTGCGCTACGCGACGACATCAGCACGCCGTCCGCTGCGGGCGCAGCCACATGCTCGCCCACCACGACACCCATTACCTCGCGCCCTGCATTGCTCACCAGCGCCACGTCGCCCCGGCCGGCAGCCGCCGGATTCGGCATTGGCTCGCCCAACACCCGCTTCACCGCGGCGAGCATCCCGCCCTGCTCCTCGACGTACCGCGCGGCCGACGTGGCATCAGAGTACGGCGCATCGAACACGCGCTCGCCCGTGCACTCCTCGATCCAGTCTCTGGCAAAGGTTGCGCAGTCCTGCTCGCCCCACGCGAACGGCCGAGCGCGCGCAGCCGCCACGAACCGCGCAAGGCGGGCGGGCCAGTCCTGATGTCGCATGGGTCTATTCGACGTGCGCCCAGGTCCGTCGCTGAACGGCGTAGTTGATCGCGGTCTTCGTCACGCCAAGCTCGCGGGCGATACTGGTGCGCGTCTCACCGGCGGCTACACGCGCTCGTGCCTCGCGAACGCTTGCCTCTGTCAGTTTGGCCATCTTGTTGTCCTCGCCGCGTGGCAGCGACTCAGGCGGATGGCTGACCTGCCAGCGATCGCCGGTGGCTGGCCCGCGCAGGAGGGCGTTCATCGACGGGCGCTCACCGGCCCGCCAACGATCTCCCGACGCCAATCGGTAGGCATACGATGGGTCAACGCCCAGGGCGGCCGCCGCCTCATGGACGTCGCCCATCGCGCCAGATCGGAGCGCATCGATCTGCTCCTGCGTGAACCTTGCATTGCCGTGTCGCTCACCACGCATGTGCGGATGGCGCCCCTTCGACCACATGTCCCGATTGTTGTCGGCCGCGGTGCCTAGGAACAGGTGATCTGGGTTTACACATGCGCGAACATCGCAGCGATGGCAGACGAACACGCCGTCTGGGATCGGGCCATGAACAAGCGTCCAGGCATAGCGGTGCGCGCGAACAATGCGCCCATCCCGCATCAGTCGTCCGTATCCATGACGCTTGCACACGTTCGGCCACAGCCAGCAGCCTGATTCCGTTCTGACGGCCCGTTCGAAGAACGCTCTCACAGCATCACATCTCTACTTGGAAACGCAACGCTCTTCTCGGCCATCTGCTCGGTGAACTCAAAGAACCGGTCGCCGGGGTAGCGCTGCTGGTGATCGGCGTTCGTGTACCGAATCACGTTTGGCCGAGCGAAGTCCGCCATTTCCGTCTCGACCGAGATCGACACGACCGCAGTCCCGCCATCCTCGCCAATCGTGGGCTGGTCGCACAGACCCTGCTCGACCAGCACGGGCGTATCGATGAGCGCGCCCGTCGTCGAGTTGATCAGCGCCATCCAGACATAGCAGGGACGATTCGTCGTGCGCTCGGCCAGCGCCCGCGCAATCAGCGCCTCCGATGTCGTTGCCAGCGACAACGTGAACCCCGTTGCCGCACCCGAATCTGTCTCCTTGATCGACTCGACGTCGATCACCTGCCCTGCCAGCCAGTCATGGCCGCCGTATGGGATCGTCACCCCGCTCGTGTTCAGGTACACCGCGCCGCCATCGAAGTCCATCTGGATGAACCACGCCATATGCACAAGCGCGTCGTCCACCGCCAGCTGCTGCCCTGCTGTCAGCGATCGCATCACCACACCTCGACCAGATCGACCACGCACTCTTCCGATATCTGGCCTTGGACGTAGCTCCACATCGGCATGCCCACCACCGCCCACGTGATCGGCGGCTTGCTCCACGTGACCGCATTGCCGTTGGCCAGCGCGACACGCAACGGCGGCACGAAGTCCAGCGTCACGCCGCCGCCGCTTACGACCGCATCCGCAGTGATCATCACCGTCTGCGACGGGAACCCGATCATGTCGCCGCGCTTGATCGTTTGGCCATTCGTCGCCGAGGCAATCGTCGCCTGCGTGGCCAGCGCGTTCACTGATCCCGCCACCTGTGGCGCGCCACGCAGCGTGCCCAACGGCTCCGGTCTCGGCAGATAGTGCATGGCGATGCGATGCACGCTCAGGGTCTGCGATGGCCGCAGTCGTGCGAAGAACCCCTCGACATCCGCGCGCTCCACAGCCGTTGCGGCACGCAGCGTCACGCGCGCTCGAAACCGATCGCCAGGAATCGCGACAACCTGCGTACCGCCACCCAAAGGCGACGTGGCGGCAAATACGGACGCCTCGTAACTGGACTCGTATCGCGCGGCCGCGAATGGCGCGCTGGTCGGCCACGTGTATGTGCTCATCTGCGCTCGCGCTCGGCGACCGCCTGCAGCGTCGCGTTCTTCGTGCGATCCGCCCAGATCGCCATCTCTGCCGGGCTGGCTCCCCCCGTGAACGTGTTGTACTGCACGATCCCGGCGGCCGTGCGCGTCGAGCTCTTGAGCGCCGCCGAGCCGATGCCAAGGTCGCTAACGTCAACGCCTCCGCCGGACGGCCCGGCGAACGCCTTCATCAACGACCCGACGAGCGGCTCCAGCAGCGTCTTGCGCAGCACCAGCCGCGACAGATCCTGCGCGAGCCCCTTCAGCGCGCCAGACAACCGGCCGGCACCGAACACCGCCTCCTCGAACGCCGAGTTGAACGTCACGCCCAGATCCTTCGCCAGATCGATGCCATCCTTGGTCGCGGCTGCGTTCTCTCTTTGCAGCCTGGCGAGCGACTCCATCACCTTGCTGGTGGCTTGCGACCCCTCGGTTTTGCTGAGTGCCCCATTGCGCACCAGCTCGTCGATGGCCTCGATCTGCCGATAGTACTCACGCGTCGGGTCGATGACATCGCGCCACTTCTGCGCCTGCGCCTCGAGCGCCGCAGCACCGTCCGCCCCTGCCTTGGTCGTTGTGCGGCTTAGCGACGCAATCGCCGATTCGTACAGCTCCGACGAAATCTGTCCGTCGAAGAACATCCGGTCGATCTGCTTGAGCTTGTCCAGATATTCGGCCGCCTTCGTGACATCGGACGACTCGAACAACTGCCCGATCTGCTGCTTGATCCGCGTCTCGTAATCGGTGAACGTACCCGGCTGCTGCGCCGACTTGCCAGCGCCGCCGGCTGCCGGTCCGCTGATCTTAGGCGCATCGGGCTTCGGGCGCGCAGCATCGAACGGATTCTTGGTGTCACCGAGCTGCTGGCGAAACAGCAGCTGGTAATACTCCAGATCCTTGCGCGCCTGGTCGATGTCGGCCTGGATCTGCCTCTTGCGATTCTCGGCCGCCGTCCGCGCGCCCCGCCCGAAGAAGCCCCCCGACTCCGGGTTGTCCTGCCGCGCCAGATCCTTCTCCAGCCCCTGCAGCTTCTTCAGCGTCTCGGAGATCTTGGCGGACGGATCGCCGGGCATGCTCAGGCCGTACCGCCCGAGTGCCGACCAGAACCCGCCGGCCGCTTCCTTGCCCTTGTTGAACTGCTCGATCATGTTGGTGATCTGCGGCACCAGCTTGGACGCGAGGCTCTGCCAGAGCTTTTCTGACTCCAACGCCAATCGAGCGAGTTCGACGTTGAACTTCTCCGCTTGCGCCGCGGCCTCTGACGTCACCGAGGCAGACTGCTTTTCGGCGCTGGCGAGATCCTTCAGCATCGGCAGCAGTTCGGCACCGGACTTGCCCAGCAGCACCTGCGCGAGCACCGTCTTGTTCGTGCCGTCGGCGTAGCCATCGAACGCGCGCGCGATGTCGCCCAGCACATCGGTCGTGCCGCGCAGATTCCCGTGAGCATCCTTCGTCGAGATGCCCAGCGCCTTGAACGCTTCGGCCTGCTTGGATCCGCTATCGCCCGCAGCATCCATCGCCTTGGCGAGCTGCCCCGTCGCCGTGGTGATGTTCTCCAGGCTCGCGCCGTACGGCTTGAGCGTGTTCAGGAGCGATGACAGCTCCTCCACGGAGGCGCCCGTCTTGTCGGATGCGTCGTTCAGCGCATCCATGCCGTCGACGACGTTCTTGAACTTGCTGACCAGCGCATCGACGGAGAGCGCGCCGACCAGGCCGGCGATGCCCGCCTTCGCAGTGGAGAACGCCGCATCCAGGCGACGTCCGGTCTGCTCGCCCGCCTTCGCGACGCGCTCCAGACCGTCCAGCGCCTGGGCGAATCGACTTTCTATATCGATGAGGACTGCCGGCACGTCAGCCTCCCAGCGCGCGGAAGTGCGTCATCGGGTCAACCTCCGGCAGTTCAGGCTCGGCCCGAGGCCGGAACGGAATGAACGCGTCGAGCGATAGCTGTGCGCCCTCCTTCAGCGTTCGGCCCGACCACTGCGCGATCGTCGACCGCAGCAGCCCGACGTGAACGTCCGCCCGCCGATCGCCCCACGGCTCCGTCTGCCAGCGGTGAAACCACAGGCCGAACTCCTGCGACGTCATGCGCGACGGCAGCTCGCCCAAGGTGCAACCGATGGAAAGGCACAGGTCCATCGCGCACTGCATCTCGGGCGTCAGCCGTTTTTTTCCGGTTCACCGAAGCCCGACAGCCGCAGGGCAGCCTCCAGCAGCCGCGTCGCGTCGTCACGATTGCGCGTGGCGAACGTCTCCCACTGCTGGGCTTCGAACACCGGCGTGCGGTCGTCGTAGAGCACGCAGCGCGCCAGGATCTGCAGGACGCGCCAGCCGCGCGGCTTGCCGTCGGCCTCATCCGCGAGGCCGAACCGCTCGGAGAACGGGAGTGCCCGCACGATGAAGGCGCCGCCGGTGACCTCGACGACCTCCTCGGGAGGCGTCGGCTCGGGAATGTCCCCGCGCTTGAAGATCGTGCTCACGAGGCAAACACCGTCGGCTTGCCGAACATGGTGACCACGACCGACGTCGTGACCTTGTCCTGCGCATTGCCAACCGGCAGCAGCGATGCGCCGATGTAGCCGACGAAGGCGACCTTCTGGCCGTTGGAGAAGGTGAAGCGGACGCACCGCTGCGCCTTCGCATCACTGGCCGCCTTCAGCGCGATGAGCGCCGTGTCCGCGGCGTCCCAGAACGACTCGAAGGTGTAGACCGCCGGCTGCGCGACGCCGGGGATCTGCGAGGCGATCGTGTCGTGGATCGTGGTGGTATCCACGAAGCTGAAATCACCGCCCGACGCCGACAACCCCGTGGCCGTCGTCATCGTCGTGCCGAACGTGGCCACCTCGATCGTGCCGGCCGCGAACGTGCCGAAGCCGACCGTGCTGATGCCTTCCAGCTCGAAGGTGTTCGCGCCGGTGTTGACGTTGGCCACCCGCACGACCCGGCCGTTCAGCTCGTTCATGCCGGTGCACAGGATCTTCACGTAGTCGCCGTTGGTCGGGTCCGCGCCCTGGTAGGTCACGACGCCCGGCGAGGCTTTGCTGATGCTGTCGATCACCTGCGGCGACCCGAGCGCCGATTCGATGGCGACCTGCACGTTCGACCAGAGAGAGACGTTGGCCATATCCGGCTCCTGAAAAACAAAAACCCCGCCGAAGCGGGGTGGGGTTCGAAGAAAAAGCGGGGCTAGAGGTTTCGAAACTTGGTGACGGTGAGCGCGGTCGCGATCAGATCGCGCTCGGGGTCCGGCATC